ATGAAAATATTTATACATTAAATGATATAATGCTTGACATCGAGGACAAAAGCTGATACAATGTGCAACATGACATCGAGCAACCAAAGAACTTTAAGCCCTCTATCTCCAAATGTAAACGATTTGGTTTGGCTTCAGTCCATGACTCCGAGAGTAGTCAGCTCGAAACTCTCTCAATTTTTAACGAACTATTAACTAAACCGTAGGAGGTAAATATGATAGTAGAAGGAACTGCGTATTGGGCAAGTATTAAAGAGCCTAATACCACATTTGAACCTATGTACACAGTCAACTTAGTTGTTGATGAAGAGACTGCAAATGACTTTGCAACTCGTGGACATACCATTAAGCAGATGGATGAAGGTTCTGCTATAGTAATCAAACGTAAAGTCAATGGACCAAATGGAATGGTCAGGGTTGCACCTAGATTACTAGACCAAAACAAACAGGAAGTTAATCTTGCTGTAGGAAATGGCTCTAAAATTAGAGTTCAATATAACGAATATGATTGGGAATATGCAGGTAAGGCAGGGAAAGGTCTCGACTTACAAGCTGTTCAGATTGTAGACTTGGTAGAATACAAAGCCCAAGATGGCTCTGAATTCTTTGATGAAGACGAGGAATTTTAGTATGATAATTACTATTAATAATGACGATGGTGAATCAATCTATGATGTTTCTAAGATTGAAGACGAGCAAAGAAAAGCAGGTGCTAGTGTATCTATCAGTAAGATAGGTACTTTGAATGTACTAGTTGAAGCTTTAAACTATGCTTCACAAGGGCATCAGAACAATCTTGAAGCTNTGCTAAAAGAAAGTCCTGAAGCTATGATTGAAAAAGAAGAAGAAGAAGAAGAAGAGGTACAAGATACTGAAACTGATTCTGAATAACTAACTGTGAGGTGTCCTAATACTCGGATGGGACTTAAAGGCACAATCCAAATACAACGCCTCACTTTTCTACTGGAGATAGAATGCAACAAGAACAAACCCACTTTATTAAACACAAATTACCCTGCCCTAAATGTAGTAGTAGTGATGCTGTTTCTCTAAATGAGAACGGCTCTGCTAAATGTTTTAGTTGTAATAGTTTTTTTACAAACTATGATAACGATTCAACAGGTAAGGTAATTGAAATGACAAGTAAACCAAAACCCGATAACACATTCCTTACATCATACAATGGTGCTTATGGTGCTTTAACTGACAGAGGTATCTCTGAACAGACAGCTACTAAGTTCGGTGTGAAGATTGTAAAAGACAGAAACAATAATGTAACTCAACACATCTATCCCTACTTTAATGGTAGTGAGATTGTTGGAACTAAAACAAGATATGTTGCTAACAAAAACTTTACATGTAATGGTACATTTGAAGGCACAGGTTTATTTGGAGAACAACTCTGTGGAAACACAGGTGGTAAATATCTAACCATTACTGAAGGAGAGTGTGATGCTATGGCAGTACATGAACTCTTCCAAGGTAAGTGGTCAGTAGTATCGGTCAAGCGTGGTGCTTCATCTGCTGTTAAAGATATACGAGAGAGTATTGAATTTGTAGAATCATTTGATAATGTAGTTCTATGTTTTGACAATGACAAGGCAGGTAAAGAATCAGCCAAGGCTGTAGCTAAGATACTTAAGCCAAACAAAACTAGAATCATGACATTCCCTAATGGATTTAAAGATGCTAATGAAATGCTTAAGCAAAAGAAATTCCCAGAATTTACTCAGGCTTGGTGGAATGCTAAGACATATACACCTTCAGGTATCATGGAACTATCATCACAGAAAGGTGATTGGTTACATAGAGAAGTCAAGGACAGTATTGCATATCCTTGGGACGGACTAAACAAAAAGTTATATGGTCTTCGTAAAGGAGAACTTGTTACTCTTACAGGTGGCACAGGCTTAGGTAAGTCTAGTGTAACTAGGGAACTAGAACATTGGCTGATTAAAAATACAGAAGATAATGTAGGTATCGTAGCTCTTGAAGAGAACTGGTTAAGAACTGCTGATGGTATCTTATCTATAGAAGCTAACGATAGAATATATCTAACAGAGAAAAGAAAGAACTATACAGATGATGACCTGATGAGTTTGTTTGATAAGGCTATACCTAAAGGTAGAGTTTATATTCATTCACATCTAGGTGCTACTGACATTGATGATATCTTTGCCAAGCTTAGATATATTATTGTAGGCTGTGAATGTAAATGGGTTATAGTTGACCACTTACATATGCTTGTTAATGTACTACATGAAGGTGATGAGAGACGAGGTATTGATATGCTAATGAATAAATTACGAAGTCTTGTAGAAGAGACAGGCGTGGGCATGATACTAGTGTCTCACTTAAGAAGGGCAGCAGGTGATAAAGGACATGAGCAAGGTATTGAAGTATCTCTGTCTCATCTTAAAGGTTCGGCAGGTATAGCTCAACTATCGGATTGTGTTATTGCACTAGAAAGAAATCAACAAGCAAGTAATCCTGAAGAAGCTAACCTTACCAAGGTTCGTGTATTAAAATCTAGATACACAGGAGATACAGGATTAGCCTGTGGTCTCCGATATAATTCTGATACAGGTAGATTGTTTGAAGTATCAGAGGAGGAAACATTTGACAATGAACAATTCTAAAATAATATTTGACATAGAAGCTGATGGACTTAATCCAACTATGGTGTGGTGTATTGTAGCTAAAGAATTAAACGGCATAGTACATAAGTTTGACAACACACAGATAGCTGAAGGTATTAAATTCTTAGAAGAAGCTGATGTATTGATAGGTCATAATATTATAGGCTATGACATTCCAGTATTAGAAAGATTACATGGTGCTAAACTTACTACTAAACTAGAAGATACATTAGTTATGTCTAGGTTATTTAATCCTGTTCGTGAGAACGGACATAGTTTAAAAGCTTGGGGATGGCGTGTTGGTATGCATAAGAAAGAACAACCTATAGATTTTAATTCTTATACACCTGCTATGTTAGATTACTGTGTACAAGATGTTAAACTAAACGAAGCTGTATATAATTACTTACTTAAAGAAGGCAATATATTTAGCGAAGAGTCTGTATGTTTAGAACATAATGTAGCTAAGATAATGAAAGAACAAGAAAAGACTGGGTTCTTTTTTAATACTAAACAAGCTATGGAATTATTAGCTGAACTAAAAGCTAAACAACTAGATGTAGAAGACGAGGTGCATAGGACATTCAAACCTAAATGGGTAGATGATAAGTTAGTTACACCTTACATTAAAAAAGATGGTGAGTTATCTAAGCGTGGACTAACTGATGAAGAGTATTCATCTATACAAAAGTCAGACCATACTCAATCGTTTATGAGACAGAAGTTAGTTGAATTTAATCTTGGTAGTCGTAAACAGATAGGAGAATATCTTATTGACTTTGGTTGGAAGCCAAATAGATTTACACCAACAGGACAACCTATTGTAGATGAAGGAACTCTTAAAAAGATTGAGCATATAACAGAAGCTAAACTAATAGCAGACTTCTTGCTCTATCAAAAACGAATTGCACAAGTAACATCATGGATAGATGAACTGAAAGGTGACAGGGTTCATGGTAGTGTAATACCTAACGGAACTATTACTGGCAGAATGACACACAGAAATCCTAACATGGCACAAGTTCCTAATTCAGGCAGTCCATATGGTAAAGAGTGTCGTTCATGTTGGATTGTTCCTGAAGGTTATAAACTTGTAGGTATAGATGCTAGTGGATTAGAACTTAGAATGTTAGCTCACTATATGAATGACTCTGATTATATAGAAGAAGTTATTAATGGTGATATACATACTACTAATCAAAAACTTGCAGGTCTTAAAACAAGAGACCAAGCCAAGACATTTATATATGCACTAGTGTATGGGGCAGGTGATGCTAAGATAGGCTCAGTTGCAGGTGGTAGTATAAAGAAAGGTAAAGAATTAAAACAAACATTCTTTAAGAACTTACCCTCTCTTAAAATACTAAAAGATAAAGTTCAGAAAGCCTCTAACAAAGGATTCTTGAAAGGAATAGATGGAAGAAAGATATATGTAAGAAGCCAACATGCTGCACTTAACACCTTATTACAAGGCGGGGGTGCTATTGTTATGAAGAAAGCCATGTGTTTTCTACAGGAACTTATAGAACTAAACGGTATTGATGCTAGATTTGTAGCCAACATTCATGATGAGTGGCAGATAGAAGTGAAAGAAAGTCAGTCTACTTTTGTAGGTGAACTAGGAGTTCAGTCTATTGAACGAGCATCAGAACATTTTAAAATGCGTTGCCCTTTAACAGGGGAATATAAAATAGGAGAAAATTGGTATGAAACCCACTAAAGAAAACAGAAAGAAATTTGATATAGATTTAGCTTATGGAACAGTTAGAGAAGAAAAGATAGCAGACATGNTAACTAATAAAAAGATAGAAGTTAAATCAGAAAAAGATATGTGGCAAAAGACAGGCAACATATGTATAGAGTATGAGTCTTGGAACAAACCTTCAGGTATTAGAGCTACTGAATCTGACTACTGGTTTCATAACTTATGTGTAGGTGATAACGAGTTCTGTACTTTGGTATTTAAAACAGATGTACTTAGAACTATCGTTGATAAACTTGATACATTTAAGACAGTATCAGGTGGAGACCACAAAGCTAGTAAGATGTTCTTAGTAAANTTACAAAAATTATTCTCATCGGATGTTATTAAAGCATTCAAGGAAGCAGACAATGATAAAGAAAAATGAAAAACTTGTTGACAACACAGAGTTAGATAGCTATAATAAATTTACGGCTGAGTCAGGTCATTGGTATACACAAGAGGGTGACCCAATGTATACTATCATCGGTGCTAATGGTAAAGAAAGAAACACTAATCTTAGAGATGCTAAGAAAGAAAACTTAGTTCCTTCTGTTACCACTATACTAGGCATGATAGCTAAACCTGCATTAGAAAATTGGAAGATAGACCAAGCTTTAAAATCAGCTCTTACTTTAGAACAGTATGAAGGAGAATCTCTTAAGTCTTTTACTTATAGATGTAAAGATGATTCTAAAAGTATTGGTATTAAAGCTGCCAAAGAAGGTACAAAAATTCACGCCATGATTGAACGAGGTTTTCTAGGAGAAGGCACTAGTAAAACTTACGAAATAATAAAAGATTGGTTAGATGAAAACTTTCCTGATGAAGAATGGATTGCAGAAGATTCTTTTTGTGCTGAGTCAGGGTATGGTGGTAAGATAGATTTATATTCTAAATCTGGAATCTTTGTTGACTTTAAAACTAAAGATAACCTAGAAGGTAAAGACCCTGCTAAATTAGTATACGATGAACATGGTATGCAGTTGTCTGCTTATGCTCAGGGCTGTGGCTATGATGATGTTGAAAGAGTATCTATCTTTGTTGATAGAGGAGATACTGAACTTATAGCATGTCATATATGGGACAAAGATTCTCAAGCTAAACACACTGCTATGTTTAATGCTATATTAGATTACTGGAAGTTAGTTAAGAACTACGACTCGTCTATCAATGCCTAGAAGAGTACCAAGAAAACCTAGACCTAAAAAAGTTAATGTCCCTAAAGGATATGACAGTATGTGGGAAGCCACATTACATAAGACTATATTACAAGAGTGGCAGCATCATTGGGACACTATAAGTTATATAGTTAAACATAAATATGAGCCTGACTTTGTTAAAACAATAGATGGTAAAACTATATTGCTTGAAGCTAAGGGTAGGTTTTGGGACTTTGCAGAGTACAGTAAGTACATCCATGTAAGGGAGGCTTTACCAAAAGACTATGAATTAATATTTTTATTTCAAAAACCTTTTGCCCCCATGCCTGCTGCTAAAAAAAGAAAAGATGGAACTAAAAGAACTCATGCTGAGTGGGCTGAAAAAAATAATTTTAAATGGTACAACGAAGAAAGTTTACCAAAGGAGTGGAGGACAGATGAACTATAAATTTAATGAAGACGAAACAATAAAACAAATACAAAGATATGTTGACAGAACTTACGAACAACACTATGCTTATGGAGAGTATCAAGCAACAGATATTATATTTGATAACGGACATGGTGAAGGATTTTGTATGGGTAATATTATAAAGTATGCTATGAGGTATGGAAAAAAGAATGGGCATGACCAAAAAGACTTGCTTAAAATAATTCATTATGCTATAATGGCTATACATTTACAGGACACTCAGGATGATTGAAGACAAGATAGGAACTAAGCCTTACTTAGGAATTGAAATAGATTACGATAGAGAAAAAACATTTGATAAGTTTAGTCTCGACACATTAAAAGATAGATATCTTTGGGAGAATGAAACACATGCACAAGAAGGATTCGCAAGAGCCTCCGTCTTCGGAGCAACCTACAAAGGAGAGACCGATTTTGAATTGGCTCAAAGACTTTATAACTACAGTTCCTCTCGTTGGTTCATGTTTAGCACTCCTATACTTAGTAACGGGGGTACAAGCCGTGGGCTTCCTATCAGTTGTTTCCTTAATTATGTTCCTGATAGCAGGGGTGGTCTTTCTGCTCACTACGATGAGAACATATGGCTCGCAAGTTCAGGTGGAGGCATCGGTGGATATTGGGGCGATATTAGGAGCAATGGTATTTCAACTGCTCATGGCAGTCGTTCTACTGGAAGCATTCCTTTCATCCATGTTGTAGACTCACAGATGTTAGCCTTTAATCAAGGCACTACAAGACGAGGAAGCTATGCTGCTTACATGGATATTAGTCACCCAGAGATAGAAGAGTTTATAAACATGCGTAAAGAATCAGGTGGTGATATCAACAGGAAGAATCTTAATCTTCACAATGGTGTTAACATAACTAACTCATTCTTACACGCTGTTGAACACGATGAAGATTGGAGATTGATTGACCCTAAAACTAATGAAGCTGTTAAGATAGTAAACGCTAGAGATTTATGGTGGCAGATTATTCATGCAAGAGCAGAGACTGGTGAGCCTTACATGATAAATATAGATACATGTAATCAAGCTTTACCTAAAGAACAAAAAGATTTAGGTCTTAAGATTAGACAAAGTAATTTATGTTCAGAGATTACTCTGCCAACTAATGAAGAACGAACAGCAGTATGTTGTTTATCATCTGTTAATTTAGAACACTTTGATAAGTGGTCAAAGGACGATAACTTTATACAAGATTTAATAACCATGTTGGACAATGTATTACAACACTACATTGACAACGCAATAGATACAACACAGTTAGGAGAATATAGTGCAAATTTTAAACGCTTTCAAAAATATGTTAGAGAAGGTAAAGAGGGGTATACAAAATCTGCCTACTCAGCGTATCGAGAACGCAGTCTCGGTCTCGGTGCTATGGGTTTCCATGCTTATCTACAGTCTAGGGGAATACCTTTTGAAGGTATCTTTGCAACTGGCTTCAATCATAAAGCATTCACTTACATCAAAGCAAAAGCAAAAGCAGCAACTCAAGAGCTGGCTATTGAAAGGGGTGAAGCTCCTGACATTCATGGGAGTGGTAGGCGTAATGCTAATCTCCTTGCTATTGCTCCTAATGCTAGTAGTGGTATCATTTGTAGTGGGACTTCTCCTTCTATTGAGCCTTACAGGGCTAACTGCTATACTCACAAGACTTTATCCGGAAGTTACCAAGTTAAAAATAAATACTTAGAAAAATTATTTAAGTCTAAAGGATTGAAAGGAAAAGAATTAGAACAAATTTGGAAAGATATAACAGCCAATGAAGGTTCTGTTCAACACTTAGAAATGCTTGATGATACAGAAAAAGAATTATTTAAAACAGCTAATGAGATAAATCAAATATGGATTGTAGAACACGCTTATAAAAGACAAGAGTTTGTATGTCAAGCTCAGTCAGTTAATTTGTTTTTTACAATACCTAAATCAACAGAACCTCAAGAAGTGCACGATGCTTATATGCAGTATGTAAACGATGTGCATTGGTATGGAATGAATAAATTAAAATCACTCTATTATTTTAGAACTAATGCTGCAAGAAATGTAGAGAATGTAAACACTAAAATTCCACGCATAAGATTAGACGATGTGGAATGTATAGCCTGTGAAGGATAACATATGAATATAAAACAAAATTTATTCCGTGCTTTGGAATTAAAATATAAAGCAAAACAACAAGAAGCAAAAACAAACTTAGATATATTATTTGAATCTCATGTAGGCGTGGCAGACCACCCTAACATGGTTGACACTATAAATGATTTATTAAAAAAGTATGCCGAAGCATCAGAATTATTAACAACATTACAGGAGAACTTCCATGAGTTTACTCAAGACTAGAGACTATTATAAACCTTTTGAATACCCATGGATGTATGAGTATTATAAATTACAAAATCAAATGCATTGGATGCCTGAATCTGTACCTTTGCACACAGATGTTAAAGACTGGCAGGATATAACACCTGAAGAAAAACATTTACTTACACAAATATTTAGATTGTTCACACAGTCCGATGTAGATGTAGCATCAGGTTATATAGATAAGTATATGCCTATCTTTAAAAAACCTGAAGCAAGAATGATGATGTCATCTTTTGCTAACATGGAATCAATACATCAAGATGCGTACAGCTTACTACTTGATACAGTTGGAATGCCTGAGATAGAATACAAAGCTTTCTCAGAGTATGAAGAGATGGCAGACAAGCATGATTATGTTGGTAACTTTAAACCTCTTAAGTCTGATAAGAAAACTATAGCTAAAACATTAGCAGTCTATTCAGCATTTACAGAAGGACTACAACTCTTTAGTAGCTTTGCTATTCTACTTAACTTCCCTAGGTTTGGTAAAATGAAAGGCATGGGACAGATAGTTACTTACTCTATTCGTGATGAGTCTATGCATGTTGAAGCTATGACTAAATT